GCGTTTTTAGCGGCTGCTGCTGCTGCCGGTGCCTATGCAGTTAAGATTGGCGTTGATGGCGTTAAGGCTGCACTAGCCGATGAACAGTCACAATTAAAACTGGCTCAATCTTTAGAAAAGGCAACCGGCGCTACTAAAGATCAGATTGCTGCTACTGAAATCTCAATCGATAAGATGGCTCGTGCTACAGGCGTAGCAGACGATCAACTTCGTCCGGCTTTGGCGAGATTGGCTTTGAGTACAAACTCAACTAGCAAGGCTCAGGAATTACTTGCTCTGGCTCTTGACATTTCAACTCAGACAGGCAAGCCACTTGAAGGTGTAGCCAATGCTTTGGGTAAGGCTTATGACGGTAATACCGCAGCTCTTGGCAAGTTAGGTGTTGGATTATCCAGCGCAGAGTTGAAGGCAATGTCATTTACTGATGTTCAACAGAAACTAACTGATCTCTTTGGAGGCGCAGCTGCTGCTAATGCTGAGACATTTCAGGGTCGCATGGATCGTCTTAAAGTGGCGTTCGATGAAGGCGTTGAGACAATCGGAGTTAAGTTACTTCCTATTATTGAAAAGTTATTAGGCTTTGTTTTAGATAAAGTCATTCCAGGCTTTAACAACTTCATTAAACTCTTTGATCCATTAAAGAAAGTTGTTGAGGACAATAAAGAGACTTTTGCAGCCTTTGGCGCATTTATTGTTGATTACATTGTGCCAGTCATTACTCAGAAGTTAGGCGCTGCAATCTCATTTGTTGCAACCGTTGCCAATGCTGTCCTACCAATTATCGGTGGAGTTATTAAGATGATCTCTACGATGGTCTCAGTTGCCATCGATGGAATCAATGCTCTGATTAGGGCTTACAACGCGATTCCACTTTTGCCAAACATTCCAACTATTTCCAAGCCTTCTATTGCTACCCCAACGGTTTCAGCGCCAAAGGTAAGCACACCAAGTTTTAACACCCCAACCATTTCAACTCCTAGCGGTGGAGGTGGCGGTGGAGGTGGATCCACTTCAAGCCAAGTTTTGAGCACTAGTACAACTGCTGCCGTCGCAGCTGCCACCTCTGCTGGTTCATTTGATGTTGGTCGATTCCGTATGGCTGAGAACGCATCGATGGCACCTGTCTATAATATCAACGTAACTGGAGCCTTGGACAAAGAAGGCGTAGCGCGTCAGATCGTAGAAATTATTAACGAGTCCTCTTACCGCGGTGGCGGTGGACCTGGATCGGCTCTAATCGCATGAGTCAATGGACTCCTGAATGGAACCTTACAATCAATGGCGGAGGCAGTTACACAAACCTCACGCTTTCAAACCTTACGATTACTTCTGGTCGCCAAGACATCTATTCGCAACCTTACGCGGGTTACTGTAATGTCGAGATTCTTAACCTAGATCTATCTCCTATTGAGATTGACGTCAATGACCAGATCAATATTCAGGTCAAAGACTCCTCTGGTACTTTTGTAAATCTCTTTGGTGGCTATGTAACAGACATCGACGTAGAAGTCACCCAAGCCTCATCTACGGCTATTTCAGAGCGTATTAAGGTAGTCGCCTTGGGTGCCTTGTCTAAACTGCCTAAAACCCTCACAGAGGGCGTTTTAAGCAAAGACTTTGACGGCGATCAGATTTACACAATTCTTAGTGAAGCCCTGTTCGATACTTGGAACGAAGTACCAGCTGCTGAAACTTGGGCTGGATACAATGCAACAACAACATGGGAAAACGCTGAGAACTCTGGACTTGGCGAGATCGATCGACCAGGCGACTACGAATTAACTGCTAGGTCATCAAACACAACAGACATTTACAGCCTTGTATCCTCTTTGGCTACTTCTGGACTTGGCTACCTCTATGAGGATTCACAGGGCAGAATCGGTTATGCCGATAGCACTCACAGAAGCCAATACTTAACAACCAACGGTTATGTAGATCTAACTGGTTCTCATGCTTTGGCTCGCGGTATTAAAACCTCGAAGCGCTCAGGCGATGTCCGAAATAACGTGACAATTACTTACAAGGCAAACGCTCAGGAATCGGCATTAGATGCAGCTTCTATTGCTGTTTATGGGCAACAGGCTTATGAGATTACAACCTCACTTGAAAACGGGTCAGATGCTTTAGACCAGGCTGAGTTTTATTTAGGATTGCGCGCCTTTCCAGAGGCTCAATTTAAGTCAATTACTTTTCCACTTGCTAGCCCAGAGATCGACGATAGCGATAGGGATGCTTTGTTAGAGGTGTTTATGGGTTTACCAGTAAACATCACCGATCTACCTTCAAATATCACAAATGGTCAATTCCAGGGCTTTGTTGAGGGTTGGACTTTTAGCGCTGGATACAACTCGCTTTACTTGACTTTGACAGTTTCACCAACGGCTTACAGCCTCCAGTCCACTCGTTGGAACGGAGTCTCAGCAGCCGAGACATGGAACAGCATTGACGCAGGGCTTGAATGGATTAACGCTACAATAGTAGCCTGATAAAGGAGAAACATGGCAACGACAACTAACTACTCGTGGGAAACCCCGGACGATACCGACCTCGTTAAGGACGGCGCAGCTGCTATCCGCACGCTCGGCTCCTCTATCGATACAACTACAAAAGCGCTTAATCCTTCAACAACTCTTGGTGATCTTGAATATCGATCATCGACTGCTAACACAAACACTCGTTTACCGATTGGAACTACAGGTCAGGTTTTAGCCGTCGTTGGTGGCGTACCTGCTTGGGCAACAACAGCAGATCAAACACCATTAACAACTAAAGGTGACATCTTTACATTCACGACTGTAGATGCACGTCTTGGCGTTGGCGCAAATGGCACAGTTCTTACAGCCGACTCTACCGCTGCAACAGGCTTGAAATGGGCTACGCCTGCTGGTTCAAGCGGTCCAGCGTTTAGAGCATATGCAGATACAAATCAATCAGTGTCTGCAAATACTTTTACAAAAATTGCATTTGGTACTGAAAGTTTTGACACAGATAGTTGTTTTGCTTCTAATGATTTTACACCAAATAAGGCTGGTTATTATCAGTTAAACACTACTATAAACACAACAGGCGCAACAGGTAACGATTATCTTTACATTTACAAAAATGGCAATACGAACCAAGTTTTTAGAACTCCTTATTCTGGTTCAGGTTCATACAATTTAAGTGATTTAATCTACTTCAATGGCACAACGGATTATGCCAATGTTTATTGGTACGGAAGTGGCATTACAGTTCAATCGGGAGAAAATAATTCTTCATTTAATGGCATATGGATTAGGAGTTAATTATGAAAATTCTAGAAACAATTTACGCGGCTTATCCAGAGTTAGAAGGCACAGACCTTTACTTTACTCATGGAATCAAACTGCAAGATGATTCAGACGGAGAAGGTGTTTATATTGCTGAGTGGGCTTACTCAAAGCCTTTACCTGATGGATTAAAATTAGGCAAGTGAAACCAAAATTATCTAAGTCGGTTGTTCAGTTAAGAGAGCAGGCAGACGATGCTTATCCTGACCGAAAGCGTGACTCTGACGGCACAATCGGAGACGCCAAGCACTCAACCCGAAAGAGCGATCATAACCCTGACCCTGATTCAGGGTATGTCCGCGCTATCGATCTCGATGCTGATTTCGACAAATCGTCCTCTACAGCTGCTTACATTGCCGACCAGATACGAATTGCAGCCCGAACAGATAAACGCATTGCATATGTTATCTTTAACAAAAAGATTGCAAGCGCTAGAAGCCTCTGGCGTTGGCGCAAGTACACGGGAGTCAATCCACACATCAAACACATCCACGTCAGTTTTACAAAGGCTGGCGACACGGATTCGAAGTTTTTTAACATCCCGTTACTAGGAGGAACAGATGACACAAGACCTGAAAAAGATGCTAGCAAGTTGGGGCAGAGCGTTCCTAACAGCTGCTCTTGCACTTGTCGCTGCAGGGGAAACTGACCCTAAGAACATCGCTTACGCCGGTGCTCTAGCAACAATCCCACCGATTATGCGTTGGCTAAATCCTAAAGATGAAGGCTATGGTCTACGGTGACCGCTAATGATTGGGCGGGACTTGTTCTCGCTATTTTCTCGACGCTTACTATTGTTGTTGGCGGTTTGCGTTACTTGGTTCGCG